ATCCGTGCATTGCTGAGAAGAGTGCTCCTCCAAACATACCTGCTACACCTGCCATATGGAATGGGTGCATAAGGATGTTGTGCTCTGCTTGGAATACAAACATAAAGTTAAATGTACCTGAGATACCTAAAGGCATACCGTCTGAGAAAGATCCCTGACCGAAAGGATACACTAAGAACACAGCAAATGCTGCTGAAACTGGTGCAGAGTATGCAACACAGATCCAAGGACGCATACCTAAACGGTATGAAAGTTCCCACTGTCTACCCATGTAGGCAGAGATTCCAATAAGGAAGTGGAAGATAACCAATTGATAAGGACCACCATTATACAACCACTCATCAAGAGTAGCAGCTTCCCATATAGGATAGAAGTGTAGACCAATAGCATTGGATGATGGAACTACAGCACCAGAGATAATGTTGTTACCATACATGAATGAACCAGCAACTGGCTCACGGATTCCGTCGATATCGACAGGAGGTGCAGCGATGAATGCTACGATAAAGCAAGTAGTAGCAGCAAGTAAACAAGGAATCATTAGGACTCCGAACCAACCAACATAGATGCGGTTGTTTGTACTTGTTACCCACTCACAGAACTGAGGCCATCCAGCGAGGAGACCTTCGTTACGTTTTTGTAGGGTTGTCATGAGGACAATAAATGTTTATAGGGCTCAAAGGGTAAGAGCGATATAATATTTCCAGTAATCCCTTCACTACTGGATAAGAAGACATTATAACCCCTTGGTCTTGGTTTGGGGGATAACATATGTCAGAAGACACACATATTATATAGCATATGTAAAGTTATGTCAAGGAAGTTCTTTTATACTCCAAGTGACCTTATTTCCATCACGCTTGTGCTCCATTAAAGATTCACCATCAGTCATTTTTTCTAAAGAAATATTACCTGCGATAACTATTCTATTTTCTTCACTGCTTGTTGGGTCTACAGCATGAAGTGACCAAGCAGGCCAAGCATTTATATCACCAGTCTTTTGTTCTGGATATAATTTCTCATACACAGACCCTAAGACAGTCTTATAACCTTTACCATCTATTGTTCCTTCAGGTGTGTTCCTAAAGAAATGAAAGCATGGTTCATCTGGTATCGGTGCTTCAATTATATGACACCAAGATATGATTTCATTACCAGAGAAATGAGTATGAGGTTTATGTCCTATGGTAGTACAATTACTACCTTGTATCCAATAGTTAAACTGCCATTCAGATCTCTTCAACAATCCTAATTGAAACATCATTTTAGATATAAAAATTTCTTCATAGAATTCTGATACCTTTTCTATGACATCTGTTGGCCAGTCACTGCCATCCTCACCATAAGTTGTGTAATATAATTTACCTGTATCACTATTACTAACGTTTACAGTTCTGGTACCTACCAGTTTATCCGAAACAATAGAACAAATTTTGTCATACAAATCCTTCGGCAGACTTACATTGTCATGCCACATAATAGGAGAGCACCAAGACATATCAATACTTTCTTATGGTTCCCTTCTCTCCACAACCTTTAACATATTTTCTTGCTTCTGCTTTGGTATCAAATACCTTTGCGAATCTTTTATCTGCACCCCATGTTGGAGCATTAGAAATTAGATATTCAATCTCGTCATCTACCTTGCGAGTTGCTACCCAATTGATAGCGTGTCCTGTGTCTGCACTCATAATCTTAAACCAATCTTCAGTTATTTATTAAAATAAGTCTCGTAGTATTTTACCAGACCAAATGTTACATTAAATTTACTTGACCACTCCTCGGCACATTCTTCTGCACTCGTGCCAGAGTAACCATACCTTTCTAAAATTTTTAAACAATCTTGTTTCATATCAATCCTATAGATCCAGCAGTCATACCAATACAGACAAAGAAACCGAACTCATAGAGTTCTCTGTATGGACTATGCAAAAAAGAATTGAGAGACATTAGTACTAAGGTAGACTGCTACTATTGAAACAAAAAGAATTACTTGGGTCATGACTGAGTAGAAATACTTACAGTATTATATAGGTATTTCTACGCTTAGTCAAGCACTTGATGGTGCGTATGCTGGAGTCATTTCCCGTGAACGGATTCTGATTCCTTTACCACCATCGTCATCATCATCGTCATCTTTCAATGCACGAAGAAATAATTCTACACCAACCAAAACAGTCATTGGATAGAACACCCAAAGGATTGCTTTCCATGCTGGAAATGAATCTACTACTAGATCTGTCATGATTGTGTGTATTTACGAATAAGTATTTAGTTATGTAAAGTATTTGAAATGAGTATAAGCACTCACTAGACCCCAGAAAAGGATCATTGCTGCTCTACCGTTGGCTCTTTGCCAGATGATTGCGTTTGTCATTAGAAGATACCTGGGATAATTTGACCTGTGGTGATGTATGCACCCATTGCAGCAACGAATCCTATCATTGCCATCCAACCATTAAACTTTTCTGCTTCTGGTGTCATTAGAATATACCTGGTATTAATTGACCTGTTGTTAGGTAAGCACCTAGACCAGCTATGATGCCAATCATTGCCCAACGTCCGTTCTGTAGCTCTGCGTTTTCTTTCATGTTCTTAGATTTGTAATAGGGATAGAAGTTAAAGAGACCTTGCTTCGACTAAGCAATGCCTGGGATTACCCATCCGAAGACGGTGTAGTTAAAGACTGCTGCGACCAATCCAATCATCGCTAGGCGACCATTAGTTCTTTCAGCATTCTTCCAATAGCCCTCGTAGTTTTCAACGTACTGTAGAGGTGGTTCAGCAGCAAACATATTCTGCTTACCATATTCAGTAGTTGTATACTTCTTAGCGGTTGTTGAAGTCATTCCTGTTTTGTTAAGAAACGTTACATAATTATATAGTAAATGTTAAGGGGTGTCAACTAGGTACTTGTACGGTTGTACATACAAAAAAGGGGTTACCATTTCTGATAACCCTTATAAGATTTCCTTATTGCAGCTTTTGCACCTAAAGCCATCTAGTTTAAAACGTCTATTGACAAAGACGTTTTATTTATACAGTATCTTCCTTAGTAACAATTGGTGTACCTGGGTTTCCCTCTGCACTTAGAGTACCATCGTTAACAAATGTTACTGAATCACCTGTGTTAAAAGTTAATGGTTCGGTAACCACTTCATTGTTCCATGAGATAGCATCTGGAATATCTATATTACCTACAGTGATATTGTAATCAGGATCGAAATCAAGATCTATACAACCATCAGGTACTGTAACAACATCATCATGTGTATGTGTATACTCTCTAGCAATCTTCTTAAGTCCTTGATAGTATACAAAAACTAAGTTAAGATCACTATCAGAAAGTGTATCTTTATCGTGTGCTTCATCAAACACTGCTTTAGCAGCAGCAATAGCAGCATCTAATTTACTGTGTAGTGAACAGGTCATCTTCTATTATAAAATTATTTGTATTATATATGATAGGTTATAATTTGTCAATGGTTAATAGAGTTGAGTTATCATGAGATCCTACAGGTAACTTAGGGAAAGTATTAAAAGAAATACTTACTCTATCTTCCTCACCATCATTCCGAGGAACATAATGGTGTTGTGTACTAGGAAATAAAACTAGATGACCAGTCGATGCTGGAAAACTATAACTATCATTCATGAACTCATTAGTACCCAAAGAAGGATCTGATTCTGGACGTACTGGAAATGGGTCTTGTCTCTGCGTATCAAATACTATTGGTGGAGCATCATCACCAGAAGTAACATAATACACACCACTCACTACACTATTAAGATGGTAATGTTTAGGATGACTATGATGTTTAGGTGTGCAATTACCCCATGACTGTGTGATAATCATTTCATGATTACTAACATGCATAACGTCATGCATATATTGTTCTATACAATACTTACAAAACCCCCTTAACTCTTCAAACTCTGGTTCATCTAACACATACTGGTTAACAGTAGTGTCATTGTTCAACGACTTCCTAAAAGACATAGTTCCCATTGCCTTCTTAACCGCTTCAACATCACCAGGAAACTCTGCCACATACAAAGGTGGTGCAGAGAACATCATAAAATAATCTGCTTTAACTTCTTGTGGTTGATTCATGTTCATTTAAATAATGTTCTGCAATTTCGTGAAGTTGATCTATCAACATATCCATGTATCTCTCCTCAACACTATCAGGAAAGTCGGTCATGTCATATTCAAATGGTTCGTTTAGATTATAGCAGGTATCAGACTCCATCGTCAACCCCCAAAATAATCCTTTCGCATATACCTTCCAAGTATATTTGAATTATAAAATGCTGGAGATCCATCAACAGTAGACTCAGTAAGTACATTATTTAGAAACAATTGTCTAGTCTCTTCGTAGTTAACTTTACCTAATGTCTTATGTAAACTTATTATTTCTCTCTTGAATAAGTCGTTCCCAAGTAACTTTCTATCTCCTTTAAGTTCTTCAGAGCTTCCGTAGTATTTTTTCCAGTCACTCTCAGACGTAACCCTTCTCTTACCACCTCTAGGTTTACGACGTTGTGTAAAGTACTTGCGTCCGATGTATTGTTTACCGTTCTGGATATTAGTAATCCTGTAGACAAAACCGAAGAAATCGCCAATGTCGTCAGAAGTGAAAGGTTTACCCTCATATAGCCAGGGGTTTTCATAAACTCCCTCTTCAACCATGTCATAATTTTTATATCAGTCATCCTATTTAGTAGTTATATTCATCTAGTATTTCTAGTGCAGCATTCAATGCTTGCTGTGCTGCATCACGTTCTTTTTTATCCCATGCAGGATACCAAGACTCATTATGAATCCCACTCTTAATTTTTAAGAGACGGGATTTCATATCTATTTTTTTAAGTCTACCATTCACTGCAACCCCTGCTGCAACTTTTGCCAATCAGAATCAAACTTTTCCATACCTGTATCAGTTAAGATATGGTCATACATTTTATTAAATATATCCCAAGGCAGAGTACAGATATCAGCCCCCACTCGAAAACACTTTGCGACTTGAATTGGTTCTCTAATTGAAGCAGCGAGTACTTGAGTCTTAGAACCATGCGTTGTGAATACATCTGAAATTTCCTCCACTAATGATATACCATCCCAATATTGATCGTTCAAACGACCTATGAATGGTGAAACGTATGTTGCACCTGCTTTAGCAGCAAGTATTGCTTGAGCAGCAGAGAATATAAGTGTTACGTTAACTGCCACCTCATCCTCAGATAGATCCTTACATGCTTTAAGACCTGTACGTGTGCAAGGTACTTTAATAGTAATGTTAGGTGCTATCTCCAAGTAAGTATCAGCCATGGCTAACATGTCTTCTACTGTTTCTCCCACTACCTCTGCTGATATTGATGCGTCCCAAGGAAAGATAGAAGTTATCTCCTTAAGAACCTTCAATGGATCTTGTCCATTCTTCAACATGAGACTGGGGTTAGTTGTTACTCCATCAATTAACCCACTCGCAAACGATTGTTTTATTAGGTCAACATCAGAGCAGTCTAAAAAAATCTTCATCACATATTACAATTTCATATATTTATTATCACATAAAAAAAGACACCTGTCAATAAGGTGTCTTTATATACATATCGTGACGTTACTTAAGCAATTGCTTTAGTAAACTTGTGTCCTCTATATGTGAGAACAACTTCCTTCTTGTTAGAAGGACGATCTTTGTTGGTGTCGTACTTGACACCACGGTATGTGACTTGTGCCATTTGGTTTCTCCTGTAGGATTAGGTGTTTTTAATACCGTTCCTTCAGTCGGCTTTTGCGTCCCATGTACACTCTAGTCCTACTGCTTCCGTAAGATGTACTTGGTACATCTCCACTATCTCTTGTCTGGTTTCAACACTGAGATTTCTCTCAGTCTGAGCACGATCTACCAATCTTGATACATCGGCACAAGTTAATGCAGCAGCTAATAAAAATTCCATAGGATGAACGTGCCCGTTCCGAGTCGGCTTACTTGCGTCCCTTATGGGATGAACGAAAAGGTATCTAGGATACCTTACTGACTATTTATGTCAGAGAACCATTACAAAGTGGTCCATATTGATACAATAGCATTAATAACTTGGTTCGTCAAGCTCTCTACCCTCTTTTTGTGACCAAAGTTTACGTTCCATCTCCCACATTGCTTCTGCTGTCTGTGCTGGCAACTCATGCTGACCTGCTTTATCTAACAGTTCATCATACAGTTCAGCACTATCGGTAATCGCTTTCTTTAGATCTTCTAAGTCCCACTCTATATCACAATTGGAATCCACTGAACGTATTTTCTGTGACATCTTGTTTGATTCCTCCAACGACATAACTTTCAATCTCCGTTTCTTGTGGTGCGTTTTGTTGACCCTTAGAGTTGAGCCAATGCTCAGTCCAAGGTAGTGGATTATTTCTAAGGGGTTGATCGTATATAGGTTTCAAACCTATTGCTTTCATCCTCCTGTTAGCAATCCACTCAACATAATTGTGTAGTAATCTTTCATTCAATCCTATCATACTACCTTCTTTAAACAAATAGTTTGCCCAAGACTTCTCTTCATCTACACACTTCTTAAACATTTGTATAACAGTTTCCTTTTCTTCTTCTGCTATCTCTTGCATCTCTGGGTCATCCTTACCTTCAGACCAGTTCTTCATTATCTGTTGTGTTAATACTAAGTGTTGTGATTCATCTCTAGCAATAAGAGATAGTATCTTTGCTGACCCTTCCATGAGTTTACTTTCACCAAAGGCAAACGAACAAGCAAAACTTACATAGAATCTAATACCCTCTAGTATATTAACATTAGCAACTGCTTTATACAAATATCTTTTAAGGTCTCGTCTTGTCCATTCTGAATTAGGATGTTCTTTCCAATCAGGTTTCCAACTATTACTTTGGTCATACTCATGTGCATAATTTATGAAGTCATCATAAGATTTTGTAACAGACTCTGCTCTTGATAATATATTATCATCCTCAAGGATGGTATCAAATACATCTGAAGCATTAGAGTATACATTCTTAATAATATATGTGTAAGATCTGGAGTGTATCATCTCCATGAACTGCCACACAGTCATACATGCTTCTAGTTCTGGTAGAGAACAGTAAGGTATGAATGCCATACCAGGTGCTCTACCTTGTACACTATCCAACATAATCTGATACTTCAGGTTAGAAGTAAAGATATGTCTCTGTTGGTCTGTAAGTTGTGCATAATCTGCTCTATCTTTTTGAAGTGATACCTCTTCAGGTCTCCAGAAATATCCTAGTTGTTGCTGTGTTAACCTATCGAAGGTTGGAAACCTATATGAATCATAGCGTTGAACACTCAGAGGTGCTCCAAAGAACATGAATTGTTTTGTAGTGTCAACTGCCTTCTTATTGAAGACTGTCATACCAGACACCTCTTTAGACTGCACAACTGTCACAGGTTTCCTCCTCGTTAGAATTTAATATATCATTAATAAGATTATCCACATCTGTCTTCTCTACATCATCACCATCTTTCTTAGCATCATATGTATTCTGATAGTAAGAAGTCTTCCAACCATACTTGTAGGTTGTTAATAAATCCTTTGCCATTGCTGACACAGGTACTTCATTGTCTGGATAATTTTCTGGATTGTATGCCCAGTTACCACTAATCGCTTGGTCAAAAAACTTTTGCATTAATGCAACAACTTTAATATAACCATCATTATTATGCATATCCCACAGTAAAGTGTAGTTATTCTTTAGTGTAGTATATGATGGAACCACTTGCTTAAGAGGCCCTTTCTTTGATTTCTTAATGGACAAGTAGTCTCTAGGAGGTTCGATTCCATTGGTAGCGTTTGACACAACGGAACTGCTCTCCGAAGGCATTTGTGCCGACAGTGTGCTGTTCCTAAGCCCATACTTGGATATGCGTTCCCTAAGAAACTCCCAGTCACATGATAGATCATTAGGTACTATCTCATCTACGTCTTTCTTATATGTATCGATGGGTAGGATTCCATCAGCATACTTTGTCTTACCAAAGTAACCGCATGGTCCTTTCTCCATCGCCAATCTATTAGATGCAGTTAATAAAGCATACTGGAATCGTTCAGTAAGTTTATGAACTAAGTCAAAAGCTTTATCGCTATCATACTTAGCATCATTCTTAGCAAGATAATGTGCTAAACCAATGTAACCTATACCAAGAGACCTACGATTAACTGTACTCTGCTGTGCTGCCTTTACAGGGTACTCTTGATAGTCAATCAATGCATCCAATCCTCTTACTGCTAACTCAGCGAGTTCATCTATCTCTTCAATCTTATTAATCTTACCTATGTTAATAGCAGATAATATACACAGTGCAATCTCTCCTTCTTTATCATCTATATGCTGAACTGGTTTAGTAGGTAGAGTAATCTCTTGACAAAGATTACTCATGCTAACCTTATCCTTAAATGAACTATGACTATTACAATGGTCAATGTTCATCAAGTAAATACGTCCTGTCTCTGCTCTTTCTTTTAATAGATCGAGTATTAATTCTTGAGCACCTATAGTTTTTCTAGGGACAGATTCATCTGATTCGTACTGAGTATAGAGTTCGTCAAAGGTATCGCTACCAAAAGCGTCATACAACCCAGGGACATCATGAGGACTGAATAAAGTAATAGTACTGTTTTGGATAAATCGCTCATAAAAAATCTTACTTAGTTGGATGGAGTAGTCGAGTTTTCTGACTCGGTTGTCTTCTGTTCCTTTGTTGTTTTTGAGGACCAAGATGTCTGTAATTTCTTGATGCCAGATAGGAAAGTGGACAGTGGCTGACCCTCCTCTAATCCCGTTTTGAGTACAGCATCTAACGGTGCTTTCAAATTTTTTAAGGAAGGGTACAACACCTGTGTGTTGAACTTCTCCACCCCTGATCTTGCTGTTGAGGCCCCTGATTCGGCCTGCGTTAATGCCAATACCAGCCCTTTGTGCGACATATTTGCCAATAGCCATATCACTGCTAAAGATACTATCGAGGGTGTCATCAGCATCAACCAGAACACAAGATGCAAATTGACGAATGGGTG